AAACTATTGGTCTTGTCTTCCATAAATCAGCAGTTGGTACTGTAAAGTTAATGGACATGACAACTGAGATCAGTGGTTCTGACTATGGAATCATGTATCAAGGTACATTGATGGTTGCTAAATATGCTCTAGGTCATGGAATCCTAAGACCTGAGTGTGCAGCTACTATTAAGCTTGCTGCTTCTTAATTCACATAAAGGGTACTCAGTAATGGGTACTCTTTTTCTTACTATTTAAAGATTATTAAAAATCTAACTAAAGACAATTATGGCTATTACTAAATCACAAATGCAAAAAGCATTTCAAGATAAATTAAAAAGAGAACATGAGAAAAAGATAAGAGAAAAAAAAAGAAAAGAGATGGAAAAACGAATGAGAGAACAAGCTAAAAAAGCAGCAGAAGAAGCTAGAAGACGATCAATGAAACAAATAAAACAAAGACGTAATACAAGTACACTTAAAATTAAAAAGTACTAAATCATGTCTAACAGAAGAGCCTTAAGAATTAGCAACGGTAGTGTTCTCTACAAAAGAGACCTGATTCGTCTTGGTAAAAAGAGAAAGAAATCACGAGAAGAAAAAGCTGCGGAAAGAATAAGACAATTTAATCCAAAATTATATTATGGAGTTAAAAACACATGACTGTAGCTGCAACCACTGAACTGGAAAGCATCAACATTATGTTGGCTGCCATAGGAGAAGCTCCTATCAACAGCCTTACAGGTACACTTCCTGTTGATGCTCGTCTAGCACAATCAACTCTTACTGAAGTGAACAAAGAAGTTCAATCAGAAGGTTGGTCTTTTAATACTGAAATAGATGTCACTCTCACTAGAGATGCTTCTAACAACCATGTATCTCTCTCAACCGATGTTTTAAGGGTT